AAAATCAAAACAAATGTCAATCTTGAATGGTGTACCTAACGGGAGTAGCGGGTCGTCTGATGTCATTCTATGATTCCTCTCTGGCGTAGAACCTTCTCTACCAATGGTGCGATCTTGTCGTCAAACTCTGCGGCCCGCCATTGGAATCCGATCCATTGGTCGCCTGTGATTTGCCCGGATGTGGTAAATAGCGGATGGGTTGTTTGAGCGAGCATATCGGCGATCATCTCCGGTGTGCCGTGGTTCTTTGTGAACCATTGGTTGAATGATCTTGCCCACAGTTCTTCTGGGGTTGCCCCATAGCGGACATATTCTGCCGCTCTTGCGCTGGTTTCCCCAAATGATGCCAAGACGGAGCGAGCCTCTGAACGTTCAATCGCTTGGAGCAGTTCCATCATTGCTCTATGTTCAGGGTTGACGTTACTGAGTGGGATGTCCAAGAAATCCACGCCCGGATTGTTTGCTTTAGCGTTTTTGACTGCTTGTGTCGTGCGGAATATGGAATGATCTTCCACTACGTCAAGTCGGTGGCCGATTTCGTGAGTCAGCGTATTTTGTTGCGACCCGGTTGACCCGCCGTTTACTCGTAGACGAGAACGAGAGCCGAAGCCGTCGTCAATGTATGCGAGCAGTCTTTCGTTTAGGTCGCGTCTGGCATCACGAACGGCTTGTACATACTCTTCTCGTGTGGCGTAGTTTGCTCTGCTGACCGGTTTCTGGCGTGGCTTCTTTCCTCGTTTCCGCGGCGAGTACCATCCACCAACATCGTCGCTCGCCTTGCCGAACGAGACTTCTGTTTTTCCTGTGGCGAAACCTTGTTCTACCCGTATCCCAGCGTCATCCATTTTACTGAGTACTGGGTCTGCGATTTCGCGGGTGCGTTTCCCCTTCGGCAACTCAAACTCGTCGGCCATGTTTCCACGGCGAACCGATGTAGACGCTGGTGCTGGTGTGGGCGGCAATGGTGGCGGTGCGACTGGCGATAGTAGCGACGGGGCGAATGTTGTGACCGGGTTGATAGGTGCTTCCCATCCGTCGGGAAATCTGTAACGAAACGGGTCTTGCGGTGTTCCTGTTCCTATCGGTTCAGGCGACCGGCTGTAATCGGGTACCAGTTCAATAATACACCGGCAGTTCGGATGCGCCGGAGGGTGGGCGCGACCGATACCGGGAAACGACTGGTTGATTTGGACTTTGACACCGTTGAGTCCTTCGCAGATTTTACAAACATCAAACGGGCCGGTTACCCATTGTTTGCGGGCGCGAGTTGAAACTAAGCCTTGGCGTTGAGCGTCTTTCATCACACCGAGCATCGCTTGGTTTTGGGCGATGGATGTTTCGGTGCGGGCAATCATTCTGGCACGGCTGCGTCGGAGTTTGTCGCTGTACTTGGCGGTGCGTTTGTCTACTACATCTAATGCTCTTCGCCCTGTGATGCCTTGGCGGGCGAGCGAACCGGCTTGCGAGTCGGCGTAGTTGTTTACGGCTTGCGCCCACCGAGGGAACAATCCGTTGGTGTACTGAGAGCGGTAGATGGCGAGTTCGCCGGGGGCCAATGCCATTGTAGTGCCAGCGGCTTCTTGAAGGATGGGGACGATACTGCGGGCGGTTTGTTGGACGGTGCGACCGACGACGGTTCTACCTGTGGAGAAGGTTTGTGATTCGGTAAAGCCTGCCGAGATTTGTGCCATGATCGTATTTTGTTCGCTTGCGGCAAGCCCGGACAGAATGCCGCTGGTTTGGTTCCGGGTGGCAACTCGCATGGGGAGTGTCGGGTCGGCGGCATCAAATGATGCGAGGGTTGTTGCCCATTCCAAATCCACTCCGGCGGCTTTTCGTATTGTTTCTGGCATGACCAACCGGACAGGTGAACCAAGTTGGCGTAGTTCACCGTTGATGGTTTTGCGTATCCGGGCATTCATGTCGCGTGCTTCGTCCAAAGCAATGCGGTACAGAGCGCGGTCTATTTCTCCCCGGTATGGCTCTAACGATTCCACAGTAAGTTCCACAAACTCTATTTGGTTGATGCGGCCTTCAATAAAGTCGGTGGCGATGGTTCGTGACAGAGCGGCGAGGGCTTTGCTGATGACTTGCCCCAACTGGTATTCGCCTGCCCGAAGCAAAGCGTCGCCGGTAGGCCGGAACTCGTGGCGATGGTTAGACCTAGCGGCTTTGGAAGCCGGGCGGGATAAACGCACCGGCATTAGGAAAGTTCCTCAGCCTCCGCTGCGGGGATACCAGCAAGGTCACGCAACCAGTCGCCCATTTCCTCGTCGGGTAGCAGCGCACCAGCGGATGAGAGTTTGGAAACGTAGTCGGAGACTTCGGCGAGGTTGACGTTTTGAGGTGCCGTGAAAGTCAACTTGGGGTGGAGGTCAGCCGAGACACCGTTGAGGCGCATGAGGCGTGGGATGCCGTGCTTGTTGAAAACATCAGCGACCCCGGTGAGCCATGCGGTAATAGATTCTTGGAAGAGTTGAATCTTGGAAACGGACAGGGCTTGGGTTCCTACTTTGTCGTGGCCGAGCATCACGAAGTCGGCGAGGACACTCATTGCGATGCGAGCGTCGTAGCGGGTGGCTATAGCGTTCGTATCAAACTGGCGTTTCCCTCCGGTGGACATGAGTTGAATGTCGTACGCTTTTTGTTTCGTGTCCGGGTCGTAGGCCAGAGGGAAGACGAGGCCTTCTTGTTCGTCGCGGCGAATGTTGCGGACGATTTCTTTGATGGCGGTGAGGGCTGCTGTTTCTTGGGCGGTGGCGTTGTCGCTGAGTAGTTGTGGTGGAACAAAAGCGACGGGTAGCCCGGCGAGGTCTCGTTCAATACCGATGGCTTCTATTTCTAGGATTCTGCGTTGGTAATACCAAGGGACGTAGGCGTTGCGGAGGATGGAGCGGCCTCGTGGGTTGTTGAGTTTCGTGTTCGTTCGGAACAGCATCATTTTTTCTATGGGGATCAGCACCCGGCCTTTCGCAGACGACAGGTCGGTTTGGTATACGCCTTCAATGCCGCCGGTTGAATCCAACTCCCATGAGTCAACCGTTTCTTGGGAGCGGGCGGGGAGTTTACGCCACCCGATACGCCCGTCATCGTATGCGGAAGCGTCGCCTCCGACTTGTTGACCAAGGCGGCGTTTGTAAACGATTTCATGGGCTGAGAAACCGTAAGTGAGCATTGAAAGAATGTTGCTGAGGGTGTCTGCCCATGATTGGCTCATGTCATCCAAGCAGCCAGCAACAAACGCGGCTTCGTCTATCGCCGCATCGTTGTTTGGGTCGGCTGGTTCCACCGACCATTCCACAGCACGGAACGTCATTTCAATAGCGTGAAGGATTGCTCCGATCACCGGATGATTGTCAGCCATCTCCCGGTAGGTGGCGGTTGCTTTCGGGCCTTGGAGTTGCCGGAGGAAATCTTCTTGAACACGGCCGCCGTACTGGACAAGCCCGGTTGAACCTACTTCGCCGAAATCGGTGGAGGATGGGCGTTGTGCTTTCTTGGTTGGCGGCTTGTTGCTCATAAGTTCCTCATTGGATAGCCCACGGGTTTGACTGCGACAAGCCTGATGGTATCACCGCTGGCGGTTGCTGGTTGCCCACAAGGAGTTCGGTGAACCCCCATACAAGTGCGTCCAGCCTGTCGGGGGATAAACCTTCGCCCGGCACCCATGAACAAAGTTGATCTTCCAACTGGTTGAATGCTCCGACATGATGGATTTTGCCTTGCTCGTAGAGGGCTGCGACGGGTTCAGCGCGGGTGCGTTTGCCTCGTGAGGCGTGAACCAATCTGACCGGGGCGTTTGTGTCTACCGTGGCGAGGGTGTGCTTCACCATGTCGCCGCCTTGATTAGATTCGGCAATGATCTTGTCGGCTTTCAACGTGTGGTACAAAGCGACGGATTGTTGCGCCCATTCGTGCGGTGTACCTCGGGTCGTTCGGTCTTCCAAAACGTAGCCGTGGCCTCGGCCGTCTACGCCAACGGCAATGATCCCGGTTTCAGCCGATTCAGCGGTGGAAGAAATGGCGGGGTCTATCGCTACGACGAGGCGTACCAGTTGCGGTGTTTCGGTGACCCGGTGGTCGTCCAACATTTCGCGGCTCCAGAGTGCGCCTTCTACGTCGTCTAAGATTTCGGCGTGGAGTTCTTGCCTGCCCAACCGGGTGCCTTCGTAGCGGGCGGCGACTTCGCTGAGGAACGCTGGTGCTAGGTTCGCTGCGTTGTCAAACGTGGAACCGCGGGTCGTGTGAACATCTGGGCGTTTAATCAAATCTTTAATGAGGGTTGTCGGCCGGGGTGTAGTGGTCACAACGGCTCGCGGGTTTTTGCCTATGCGTAAACCGAAGTTGAGCATGTCCCACGCTTCCGGGTATCGCCAAGCGGCAAGTTCGTCGCACCAAGCGAGGTCGTGGTTGGGGCCGCGGAGCCGGTCGGGTTCATCAGCGGAGAACGTTGTAGCGGTTGCGCCGTTGTGAAAAGTGATGCGGCGTTTGGATGGCTCGTAGACAGGTCTTTGTGTCGGCGGGTAAATACCCAACAGCCCGGACTCACCTTCAATCATTGTGTCCCTAGCATCAGCCGAGGTAGGGGCAACGAGGGCGATGTGTCCTGCCCTGCCTGCGTCTACCTCCTGCCGAATGAACTCGGCACCACACCGGGTCTTCCCAAAGCCACGCCCGGCGAGTAGTAGCCATACACGCCAATCCCATTTAGGGGCGATTTGAGGCGGTCTAGCCCAAGTAGGCCAGTCATACAGGAGGAGTAGTTGTTCGTCGTGCGAGAGGCCTTCTATGACGCTTAAACGGTCTTCTGGTGGCAAGCCTGCTAAACGCTGCGCCGGGGAGAGGTTAGTCATTGTCAACAACGGTGGCCTCTATGACTTGCGGGTCGCGTTCGGCAATAGCGTTGAGGCGTTCTTCCAGTATGCGGCCTACATCGGTTGTGAGTTCTATCGGGCCACCATCCGAACCAGTCAACGTGTGCTGTTTCGGTGCGTCCAATCCCCACAGGTCGGCTCGGCGTTTCTCAATCTTTAAGCACCTGTCTATGGCTTGGAGGTCGCCTTTGCGGGCTTGAATATAAACGGTTGTGAATAGGCGGTCTAGGCGTTCGCTTTGGATGATGCGTTGCTGCTCCACCGTTTCTATCGCCCACCGTTCAAGAGCAGCGTTGTAGGCGTATTGCGCTCCGGCACGGTTCGCATACCCGGTGCGTTTCGCTATCTCATCAAACGTCAAACCAGCACACCGGAGTTCCAGCACCTCCCGGTATTTCTCAGCCTTCTCGGGGGTCAATGATTTCACGATGCTGTCCCTCCTTGGCGGCAGAGTTTATGTGGGCAATCAACTCGTGGGTAACTATTGCGTCGGCTACCAGATGGACTCGGTCGGCTTCCCCGTTGTTGGCCGCTTGGTGTGGTTTTCGCACATCTAAATACCACCAACGCCCGGCGGCCATGTGGATAGTTGTCGGGGTGTTGGTTAAATCCCACGTTGTGAACTCCACCTGAGGGTTTGTTTTAATCGGCAAGTGGAGTCGTGCTATTTTGTCTACTTCCATCCCTGCGTTTCGGTCTGTGATGTCAGCGTGGCGGGTCAACTCTCCTCCGGCGGCAAGACGCATCAACCGTACTCGTTCAAACCGGCATGGGAGGGAAGCCAAAACCTTGCGAGCGTCGGGTAGGAAATCCATTAGTTCTGTGTCCCCGCAAACCGTTTCTAGTGTTTCGGGGTGTTCTAGTTTCCATTTTTTAGACATCTCGGCGGGCTTTTCTATGAATCCGGCGTTGCCCCCGAATGATCTAAGTGAAGCAGCCGACCACGACCGGCGTTTGTTGTACGAAGAGTAATGGTCTGCCCATCGTTGGGCTACCATCGGAAGCCAATGAGTCAAAGAATGCGGGGTAGGAAAACACAGCGGAACAATGCCCGCTGTTTGAGCGGGCGACAACCCTTGGGATGATTCAGAAGGGAGGCGTGTCCAAATAGTTTTCACTTCACTTGACGCAGCGATCATTGTCCCGGAGTTTTGTAATCCAAGAGCGGCCGCTACTTCGTTGTCTACCGGATGGTCTGCCCATGTTTTCCACAAAACTGGGCCTTCGCCGGTGAGGGTTTTGAGCATCGGAATGAGAGAAGCCGCTGTGCCTGCTGCTCTTTCTATGACCGTTGTTCCTTTTGGCATAACAACTTTTACTTCGCCTGTAAAATCTTTCACCGAGGTTTTCACTTTCGCTGCCCTTGAAGCCACGATTGCTTCGCCGTCGGTAATCCTTCCTTGATGAAGCCACGCAGCGACTGTGTTTTCTTTCACTTTGGAGAACGCCCCTAACGGTCTTGATCCGTCATGGTTTTGGAATCGGGTGGCGATTCCCTTGAGGATGTCAAGGTCGTATCCGTGTTGCCATGATTTCATTCTGTTTCTCCTTCAAGGTCAACCACTAAATCTGCGAGTGGCCCGCATTCTTTGTGGGCTTTTTTGCTGTCGCCTTTACAGAAAACGAGAACATATTGGTGGGCGCGGGCCATCTTTCGTCCTCCTGTGAAGATTCGGGCAGCGCGTAAGGCAAGCGACCCTACAGGGGTGATGAGGATGCCGTCGTTGTAGTAGTCCCAGCCGATGTTGTTTGCTGCCTGAACTGTTCTCCCGATCATGTCGTGGAGGCCGCCGGTTTTGTTTCTTACTTCTCCCATAACAACGCAAGCAAATCGGTTGTCTTTTAAGTGCTTGTCGGCGTGGGTTAATGATGCTTCAAGCAAGGAGAAAAAGTCATCTATGTCTTCAGCGTTAGAAATGTCGTTGGGGTCGTCTGAGTAAACTTCTAAATCAAAGTATGGAGGGCAGGTGAAAACAAAGTCGGCGGGTTTAGTTGTT